TACGATGCTGATTTAATTCCTATAGTCGAGCTAATCGTTAACTCACCACTTGATACAGGAACAAATCCTTAATATCATTAAATTGTGGTCATCAAACCTCATCAATTATTGGTGGGGTTTTTTCTTTACGCTACAATAAAACTAAATTACTTTACTAATCGTGGCAGCTACTATAAACGCAACAGTAAAAGGAGAAAACGCCAATAGTTATGTCACGTTGACAGAAGCTAATGATTATTTTGATACCTCTCCTGACTCTTCAACTTGGACAAACAAAACAGACGATCAGAAGAAAAGAGCATTAATATCAGCTACAAGATGGATTGATACTTTAGTTTATTACGGAGATAGGTGTGATGATGGACAGGCATTAAAGTTTCCAAGAAATAATTATCAGGTAGATGGTGTTGAGTTATCTTGTTCTACAATTCCTAACAATATTAAATATGCACAATATGAATTAGCTAGAGCCTTGGCAAATGATACGGGAGCCATAACAGGAACTACTGGTAAAGATGGTAATTTTGAAGAAGTTAAGTTAGGAGATATTCAAGTTAAATACAACACAGATAGTCAAGGAACTGGATCTATAAATAATATTTTAGATGTTTACCCGTGGTTACAAAGTTATCTTGGAGCATATATGCTAGGTGGAGCTGGTAGTTTTCAGATGAGGGTAGTTAGAGGATAATGGCAGGACAACTAGACTCATTATTAAAAAGTGTAGCTAAACAGGTTGTATCTGATCTTGGTAGTTCTCTCGATACAACTATCACTTATACGAAGAAGGCTTCGGGAACTTACAACACTAGCACTGGTGCTTATACAACAACAGACACTAGCTACAGTATCAAAGTTCCAATAGAGTTCATTAGATCAGAGGAAGATGAAGGCAAAGAGATGAGAAATGCAAAGTTATATATCACTCCTGATTTGATAGGTGATAACCAAGTTGATTTCGATGATGAGATTACATTGAGTTATGCAGGATCTAATGTAGTTGCAAAGATTTATGATATTGATACTAAGAAGGGTGGGCAGGTTTATTTGTTTACAGTATTGGTACGGTTCTGATGGCTAGAAAACCTCTTGGTAAAAGTAATCCTGTAAGAGATGCAGAGGCAAAAATAAATGCAGACTTTAATCAGCTTATCAAAAAGATTCATAAACAATTATCAACAAAAAAAAGAAGTCCAGTTTATACAGGATTTTTTGCAAGTAGTTGGAAAGTACAAACTATGGGTGTCAAAGCAGTTGATAAAGTAGAGGATTTTCAACCTTGGGCAAGTATAAAAAAAGCAAAAAAAGATTCTTGGAACAAAGATTCTGTTAAATCTAAGAATACAACTTATAAAATACAACCAAGATTTCCAGTTGATAAAACTTTTAATTTTAAAAGACCAGTTTATATTGGTAATCGAGCCAAATATGCAGCTTACGCATTAGAAGGAGGTAAAGTTCAATTTTTTGTTCAAGGCGAATTAGGAAGATTAATTCAAGAAACAATGAAAGATAAAAAAGGTAAACTATTTGTAGCATCACGCAAGATGCAAGATTTTGGATCTTCTAAAGGTGGTGTTGGTTACACCGAGTTTTAATTATGACTTTAGTTAACGCAAGAGCAGCATTTGAAAAAGCAGTTACAGATTCAGTTGTAGCCGCAGACAATACTGTTTCTGTAGTTTATGACAATGTTAGTTTTGTAACTCCTGGTAAAACAAAAAAATATGTTGTGATGCAAGTAAATTTTGCTCAAGCTACATTACAAAATCAAGGAGCAGCAACAGACTATTATTCTGGCGTTATTCAGTGTAATGTTTACGTGCCAAAGAATAAAGGTACTTCTGTTTTATCGGCCATAAGTGAATCTGTTATTGACGGACTTATTTCAGTAAATGCTTCAAATTATTCTGATACTTTTAGTGCTAAACCAAGGGTTTTAGATATAAACGGGCCAACAATGCTTGAAATCGAAGATAGAAGTCATTTTATTGGCGTAATATCTTGCCAATTCTCAGCAAATGCCTAGTATAATAAAGTAGCAATACTTATTTTATGACTAGAGCAATCGAACTTTTGAAGAATAGTTTTGGTGTTAGCCAACTATATCAACATGACGTAATTAAAGACGATAAAATTATTTTTAGTATTTATTGGCACCCATTAACTCTTGCAGAGAGAGAATCAATAATTAAAAAAACACCATCTGAAGATACTAATGATTTTGTTTTGCAATTAATGATTGAAAAAGCATTAGACAAAGATGGCAACAGACTTTTTCAAGATGGTGATAAAGCGTCCTTGAGAAGAGAAGTAGCTTCTTCAATTTTAGAGGAAATTCAATTAGTTATGATGCAAACTGGTGCGGATAAGGAGGTAAAACAGGCTAAAGCCGAGTTAAAAAGCTAATAGCGATTGGAGATTTATTTTTGGATTAGCAAAACAATTAAATAAAACTGTTGCTGAATTATGTCAAACATTAACTCTTGAAGAGATGATGGGTTGGGCTGCATACGCAGAATTAGAACATGAAGATTATAAAAAACAACAAGAACAAGCACAGAGAAGTAGTGCTTTAAAAGGTAGAAGGAGGTAGAATAGAGATAATTTTAGATTTTTAACAGAAAAGTGGCTGCTGAATACGGAATTGATCTGTTACTGACGATTAAAAATTCTAATAAGTTAAAGCAGTTAAATAAAGATTTTAAACAGACAAACGAAGAGCAGAAAAGAGTAAGACAAGGTTTGAAAGAAATGGATAAGGGCTATAAAAAGTTCTTTCCAAGTTTGAATAATGTAGTCAGATCATTAAGTAAAGCCCAAGAGATGTTTAACAAAACAGCCTTGGGTACAAAGGCTAATACAATGGCAGCTAAAGATTTAGTTGCAGCACAAAGATTATTAAATCACGAATTAGCACAGAGAAATAGATTATTAAAAGCAGTAAGAGGAGGAGGATTCGAGTCAAATATAGTTCAAAATGTAGGACGTAGCCAAAGAGGTCGAGCTGGATCAGGTTTTGCTGCTTTTAGTAATAGAGCTAGTGAAGTTGCGGAGTCAGCAAAAACAGAAGCAATAAAAGAAAAAGCTAGAGAAAGACATTTAAAAAATATAGGGAAAAATGTCGCAAAAATAGCGACCATACAAACACAACAACAAGCTCAAGCAGCTTTTAGTGCATTACCAGGTGGAACATTTGGAATAACAGGAGGACAAATAGGTCCACGCTTACCAATTCAGAATAGGTTAGGTTTTGGTAAAAACGCATTAGGCGGACCTTTTGCTATGCCAGGTGGTGCGATGGGCAGATTAAAAGGTGGTGCTGGTAGTGCATTAATTGGTGGAGGTTTTCCATTATTATTCGGAGCTGGTGGTTTAAGTTCGGTTATGGGTGGTATAGCAGGTGGTATTGGTGGAGCACTTGCACCAGGTGGTGGTTTTGCTGCTTCTATCGCTGCTACTGCTGCTGCTGCTCAAATTGAAAAAACTATAGCTTTTAGAAAAGAGTTAAATAAAGTTAATTTAGAATTAGACAGTATGGGTATAGCCTCGACATTCTCAAGAAAACAAATAAAAGAATTAGCAAAAGAATTTAAGATTACTAATGATGAAGCGATAAAACTAGCAACTACATTTAAAACTTTTGGTGCTGGACAAGCTGATATGTTACTAAGTGCTTTTGGTTCAAGAGAGGTTTTTGACACTTTATCTGGATTAAGAACTACTGAGGCAGTATTAGGAAAAATAGAAGGTATTAGAGAAGAAATTAGTGAAACAACAAGGCAAGATTTATTGCAAACATTAGCTACAAAAGGATCACTAGAAACACAGGCAAAATTAGAAAGGGTAATATTTGAACAAAGAAAGAAGGCATTTGTTGAGAAAGAAATAGATAAACTTAATATTTTAGATATACCAAAAGAATTTCGACAAACAAAAGCTCTTCAAAAAGAGTTTGCCAATATGAAGAGAATTGCACTTGGAAGTGAATTTGAAAATGCGAATGGTGCAGCGTTACGACTTTTAGAGACTCAAATAAAGATAAATGAGCAGATGCAGTTTTTATCTGAATTTAATGCACCTGCTGAAGAAATTAGAGAATTGTTAAATCCAATGAGAGCAGTTTTAGATTTAAGCACATCAATAAGAACTGGGTTTGAAGAATCATTTAAAGGAATTATTAAAGGAACTATGAGTGTTCAAGATGCGTTTAGAAATATGTTAGGTCGAATAGCAGATCATTTTTTAGATACTGCTGCGAGATTAGCTGCTGCACAGTTACAGAGGGGATTTTTAGGTTTATTTACTAATTTATTTAGTTTTGGAATGAACAGTAATCCCCTTGGTATGCGTCAGCAGGGTGTTGGAAAAAGTGCAAATATGTTGAATAGACACGCAGTAGGTACTTCAGCTGTGCAACCCACATTAAAATTTGCCGAGGGAGGTAGACCTCCTCTTGGTAGAGCTTCATTAGTAGGAGAAAGAGGTCCAGAACTTTTTGTTCCTGACAGAGCAGGTACTATAATTCCAAATCATGCTATGGGTTCAACAAATATTGTAGTAAATGTAGATGCTTCTGGTTCTAACGTAGAAGG